TGTCTTGAACATTTGTTATATCTGCAGCTCCAAAATCCATAATACCAAAACCAATCCAATCCACATTTGCACTCCCACTCACATCTGTAAATTCTAAATTATCTAAATCTTGTCCTATGGATGCAACTCCCCCTAATTTTATATCTCCTGTTGTTGATATATCATCTCCCGCTGTCTTAGGAGATAATACTGTGCCTGTTCTATCCCATAAGTCCTCTCCAGCTATAGCGTCATCAACATATTTTTTATTAACTATATCATTATTAACAACGGGGGCGTTCTCAATAGTCCCAAATTTAATGCGTAAGCGGGTAGAGTTAAGCGTCCCGTCCCACGTCATAGTCTCGCCGTCTAAGCAAGTCCAGCCAGTAGTAGTAACCATAGTTAAATCAATAAAAGAAACTTAATAAATCTTACGCGGGCTTCTGTGTCCCACTTATGAACACAACCGATTTAGGGTCTGTTAGTTGTGTGACACCCATTTCAACAGAACGGATAGTTAAAGACTTGTAAGGGTCTTCTTTGGTTGTAGTGCTTAGAGCGACTAACTCTTTCCAAGTTGCACATCTCTTAGGGACTACCACAATCGCTTGAGACGCAGTCACAGAGTTAGAGATTACAAACTTAATACCTACTAACTTCCCGGCGTCTCCGTTAGCAGCGACGCTATCACCAAGTTGTGGGAATTGTGCCCCCTTACCAGCTAAATAATTATTAATACTTCTGTAATCTTTAGGACTAACAAAAGCCATTAAGTTCCCAACATCGTAATTTTCTTCTGCTATTAATTGCTTAGCTTGTAGTAAGTCGTCTATGATAGCAGCACTCGCAACGTCCCAAAACTTAGACGCCATACTGTCCCCGCCGACATCTATTGTTTGAACAACCTTGTTCGCTAAGGCGTTTCCGCTGTCGGATAACACAGCCCAAATCTCATCATCTACGGCTTTAGTCACTCCCTCAGCTATCTTAATAAGTGTTCTGTCTCTCACATCTATCTCATCACTAACTAAATCTTCCCAGGGGATATTATCCTCAAGTCCATACTTCTCAATAATGGTCTCAATTCTGTCCCAGCTTCCGCTCGCCTGTGGAAACTCAGCACCTCTCGGAATTCCCTTAGTTAAATTACCAGTTGCCCCAGTCAGAACATCAGTAGTCTCTCTATAAAAGAAATTTCTCCAAGCTCCAGTAGAAACAATAGACACAGCTTGCTTAAACTTGTAAGCTCTCTTAGCTGTCTGCTTAATAACTTTATCAAAGAATTGTCCTCTTAGGCTCTCTTGTGCAACTTGGTCCGCCATTATACTCTTATCCTCGCGTTTATTACTTCGTCGTCGTCTCCGCTTTCAAGAGCATATCCACAAATCATTCCACTCGCAGCGTCCTTAACCATAGCAGAAGAACAGAAATAACCGTCTCCGCAAGATTTTATACTCTGTCCCGCTAATATAAATCCAGAGCACGCAACCTCAAAAATCCCATCTGTCCAAGCACTGATAGAAGTAGCTCCGTCAGTCGCACTTTTATCCATAGAAGCAATCCCAGCACAGTAGTAACCAGTTGCTAAAGGTGTGCCCGCTGCAACTTCCGCCGCAGTCCTTGGGTCTGATAATGTTAAAACAGTATTTTTCGCAATCGCAACGCCGCTCGCAACCGTGTATCTTCTTGGAAATCCAGTAGAATTAGTCAGCTCAACCTTTGTTGCACTCTTTTTCTCAGCCATAGTTTAATGACTAACAATAACTATTTAAATGTTTGCTCGTGCAAACTTCCCCTCTTTCCACAGCTGAAACAGCTTAATCAAAACAAAAACCAGCACATAAAGTCTTAATTCCCATATCATAACATCTCTTGAAAGTGTCCCCACTCTCCCTTCTGCTCCCTTTTATCGTATTTTATGCCTATTGCATAGATAGCAACCCCTCTCATTTCTATAAATCTGTTAGTTAAGACAGGCTCATATTTAGGAATTGGCTTAACTCCATTACTCATAAGTTTCCTTAAAAGCCAAGGTTTAAATTTTCCTAAGTGTAGTTTATTCCAGTTGCCCTCTTTATTGTTATCTATTCCAAGCATAGTTAAAACCTCTGCAAGATATTCCTCTGGGAATACATATTCATAGAGCCCACCGATAACTCGCCTTAGTGCTCCTTGGACTTGGACATAATCATATTTAGGTATTTTATGAGGCTTCCCTTTTTTTGTTAAGACTTCCCTTTTCCATACCCACATCTGTGTCTGCATAAACATCTCAAAAATATTCAACTGTTGTATTAAGCCACGCACGCCAAAAATTAAATGCATATTAACTATACCTCTCAAGTGTTGCGGCAACCTCAGCATTCATTTTTTCCTCAGCTGTTTGCTTGGGTGTCTTAGTCTCCCCGCCCGCTTCCGCTCTCCCCGACATCATCATTTTAGAGACTATTTGCTCATTCTTAGCTAACATTTCTTTAATTCCTTTTTCTCTCTCTGAGATGTTTAATTCAAGTTTCTCTAATCTTTCAATCATAGAGAGGGTAGAGTTAGGAGCTGAGGGTGTTTCCTCAGCTGTTTCTGTGGGTGTTTCTTCCGCTGGAGTTTCCTCAGCGGGTTTATCACCCTCAGGTGTTTCGGTTTCTTCCATATAAAAACTTACTTAGTCTTCTTTATAAACTTATCCTTTGGAATATTTATACCTATCGCTGCCGCAATTATACCAATAACAGCAGTTAGCACAAACCCATTAATACTTTGGGAAAGGGCGTAGAATTCAAGAGCAGTAATACAAATTAAACCCACACATACAACAGGGACGCTTATTTTTTGTTTCATTATGTAAGCCTCTGCGATAACTCAGCAAACGCAAACTCGTCGGTAACGGGTGTTTGCAACGCTGCTCTCATCTCAGCAACTAAGAAGTCTCGCTCTCCTTGTGCACTATAAAAACTATTAAACTCCGCAAGGTTAGGGAGAGCAGTCTCAAATTTTAAAACATCTTCTTTAGTATCAAGTTTCATCTGTCTGTGAGCCTCGTCTATTAAAGACAGCTGAATATTAAAATTAGATATAGCCTCTTGTCTTTTAGAGGGATATGTCCTCGCCAGTGTAATCCAATCATTAAGTGTCTGCTTTCCCTCATCTAAAACTCTCTGTTGTGCTGTTGTAGTATCGGTCCTCTGAGCTTTCATATTACTAGTCATACTTGAAACAAAACCCGCAATTAATCCAACTCCAGCCCCAATCGCAGCACCGCCCAAAGCCCCCACAGGTCCGCCAGCAGCCCCAACAACAGCCCCCCCTTTCGCACCAGCAGCAGCTAAGAGCCCTAAAGTCCCAGCTGTCCTTATGCTGCTTGGGAGTGCTCCAACTAACCCAGCTGTCGCAGCCTCTCCAAAATCTAACGCAGTCGGAGAAATACCAAGCTTCCCAAACTGTCCAACCTGTCCCGCTAATCTCTGTCCTTGTTGTTGAAATTCAAGTTGTTGTAAGGTGGTTGTCCCGAGTGGTTGCTGTCCTTTCAAGACTTCCCTATTAACAAACGCTCTCGCCTCATCTTTATCTCTAAATAATAACTTCTTTCCGTCTTTAGTAATAACAGTCGTGAAATCGTCAAACTCATCAAAGACAGTCTGTCCAGTAGTCTCGCCACCACCACCACCACCAGCAGCAGCAGCAGCCCTCTCAGCTGTTGTTTTTCTTAATTGTTCTGTCTGTCTCTCTACATCTTTTTGGACTTGCTCCTCTGTCCACGTTGTCCCTCTGCCTGTTATATCTATCTTAGGAGTTTCAACCCTCGGGACATTATCTTGAATAGTAGAGCCAGCTGGCTCTCTCCCCGCTTGAGACATTAATATTCTCTCATCTTCTTCCCGCTTTAATCTTGCGGCTCTCTGTGTTGCACTCTCTACCATTATTCAACCACTCCCGGCTGTGCCTCTTGGGGTTGCACTCTTAGGGCGTTCTGTGCGTCCTTGCCCTCGTCAGCTTGTAAGTCCTTAATTAAGCTCTCTGGCGGGACTAAATTAACTTTTAATCCTAATTGTCCCCAAATCTGTTTTTCTAAAGCACGCTGGTCTCTCTCTACTATGTTCTGAAAAGCTGTAAATATAACCTTGCTCTCGCTCTCTGTCCCTTGTCCGCCAGCTCCGGGGATAATCTGAGGCAATCCAATAGTCCGATAAAACTTATTCCTTATATCATTTCGCCACTCCATAATAATACTACTTACACTTAAGGAGACAACTTCATACTCAATAGCTTCATCATCATCAGGTATAAACATATCCTCGCCTAAATTTCTTGCTTGGTCAATCTTATCAACTAACTCAGCAATCTTAGCCTTATCGTCTGTCTTTAATTTCCATAAAATAAAAGGGCGTGCTTGGTGGTGCATAATTTGTTTTATGTCTTTAAAATTTTCTTCGTCTGCTTTGATAACTTCTTCAACAGCGTCAATATCGCTCCGTCCGTGTATCTCGTCAGCCAGTCGGTTGTTAGCTAAATAAAATATCTCGTCGGGGCGGAAAGTTATAACTCCTTGTCCTTTCTTCCCAGTCTTATTTATCTGCTCAAATCTTATAAGCTGTCCCTTTCTATCAACAACGTGACGCATAGAGCCCGGGTCTAAAGGTTTTAAATTAAGCAGTTGTCCGTCAGGGGCTCTTATTATCTCAGCATAAAAATTCCCACCTATACGCTTAACCACCTCAGCATTAAATAAAATGTCGTCAAAGGTGTCAAATCCCCACCCTGTTATATGGTCAAGAGTTGCCTCTGTCACGGGGTCAATAGTCTCCCAACCTTTCCCAACGTTCCAAATAGCCTTCATTAAGATAGCACTCTTTAAATCGGGAATAGTATTAAAATACCCCCAATTCTTAGTCCAATTAGCGTCAGTCCATTCTGTCTCTTTTTGCTCACTCACTCCGTCAGTCACCATAGGCTCAACAGCATAGTCCTCAACCGCGTTAGTCATATCACTTGATTGGGCTGAGGATAAGTTTAAATTAGGCATTATTCAATCTCAAAGGGAGCGTGTAGCTCTAATTTAGTTGTCTCAGTTGTTTGGATAACTTTATGTCTAGCTCCGACTGTCACGGGGTCAGCTCTCGCCAGAGGGTCGTTTCCGAAGCCGCTCCAGCTATCCCCACCACCCGAGGTCTTAGTCCATATCTCAATAGTTAATCTTAATGTCTCTCCCTGTGCGAAATGAACGCCCGTAGGGACTTCCATTTCAAGAGCTCGCGTCTTGCTCTCTCCTTCATTTAATCCCGCTCCTGTGTAAGTGATAGTGTCAGAGGTGACAGTCCCAATCTGCGTCTCAGTTGTCCCGTCAAAGTGTTTAAGTATAGCTATAATATAACTTTCATAAGTCTGTGACGTTGTGCAATCAGCTATGCCGTGAGAGATAGAAACTATGGCTTTTCCTTTCAAAGTTCTCGGGATATTAAACTCACTATCATAATCAACATCTAAAACCTTAGTGAAACTTGTTGCCGCAGTGGTAGCAAACTTAGTCACAGCGTTAGAAGCTATCGCAGAAGTTCTAAGCATATCCTCGGAAGTCCCAGCCATAGCGTAAAAAACTATAAAGCCAGTCCCGTCTGATAATTCTTCATAGCTAAGACTAACAAGAGGTTGCACAGCTCTATTATATATCGGTTTTATCGGCATTTTAAGGGGTTATCATCTTGTCATCAAAGCCTTGGTTATTTATAGCGTCAATCTTCTGTCTTATATCATCAGTTAAGACATCTAATTTAGTTTGAGCAGTCCCGAGCGTCCAAGCGTTCAAATTATAATTAATTATCTTCTTCGCTGCTATATCAGAGACAACGTCCTCAAGCACGGGATAAAAAGCAGTCACAATAGAAGCAGAAGCAGTCACCCAATCCTTATGAGTTAGTGTGCATACAAGAGCCTCACTCCAGTCGCAAATCCTCGCCATACTTTGGGCTGTGTTAGCCTCATCAACCAAGACAGGGTCTGCGTTCTTCCCAGCTTTCAGAATTATCGCAGCACTGGAACATATATTATAACTCATATTAATCCTCTTGTTCTTATTATCTCAAGCTCATTTATTAAGTTTTGTATAGAAAATCCAATCGCATAAGCGTCCTTAGAAACAACAATCCTCTCGTCAGCCACAGGGTCGCCCTTATCATCAAGGACGGGAGTAGCATTATCCTTAATCTCTTGGGTTGCAAAACTATGCTGAAATTCCATAGGATTTTGAGGCAACCCATAGCTTTAAACTTTTGCTTTTAAGTAGCCACGCCGCTCTAATCAGTCCCTCAGCTATATGAGTGTTATTCCCGAAAATCCTAAACCTTGTTTTTTTTCCCTCAGTCACTACATATTCATATTGGATATTTTTTAAGCTCGCAATCAAATCGCTATCTCTTAATAATTTAAGTTTATTATTTTCTAACATAGTCAATAAATTCAAATACATATCTTCTTTTAATGCCTTAACAAAACTCTTATCAGTCCTATCAAGTGCCCGCTTAGCGTTAGACAGTCCGATAACCTTATGCTTGACTGGGCTGTCCTTAAGGAGAATATCAAACACTCCAGCCCCAACCCCAGCGTCATCTATCCCAATCTTCTTAAACTTCCACACCTTATCAAGCTCAATAATCTCGTCAGCTATCTGCGTTACAAGTGTCCCAGTCTTAGCTATACTCTCAGTCTGTTTAAATTTATCTTTGTTAGTCCCGTCTATAATTATATAAGTTGTCTCATCACCACCAAGCCTCGCACAATCCACCCCTAAATAATAAGAGTTGTTTTGTATTGGAGAGCTTCTGCTATACACGCTAACCCTGTCTAAGAGCTCGTCAGAGAACACTCGCTTTAAATCATCTAAGAAAATAGCTAAATATTCTTGTGCATACTCTAACTTGCTCATATGCTTCTTTTCATTATCTAAATACTGCTTTGTGTGTCTCGGGCAGTCCTCAGCTGAGACGTAGAAATGCTCAAAGTCATCTCTAAGGCTTGCCTCGTAGAAATAGCCCTCTTTTCCCTTAGGAGTGCTGCTTAAATCCATAGTGCCGCCTGTGACAGACAGCATAGGGCTCACAGCCACAAAAACCTCTCTACTCATAGCAGCAGCCTCATCAATCACTAAGTCAGTCACAGTATAGCCTCTTATCCCCTCTCCAGTAAGCCCAGCAGCATAACACATAATTTTAGAGCCATTCCTAAGGTTAATCACGTGCTTCGTCGGCTTGTAGCCTGTTCTCTTATCAATCATTCGGGGATAAACAGCCTCTAAATATTCTAAGGTCTTAAAGAATAAAGCATAAGCCTGTTTCTCTGTGAAAGCAAGCATTAAGACAATCCTGTTTTTTCTTGTAGCTGCTCGCTTCCCAAACTTGATAGACATAGCTGCACTTTTTCCGCTCTGTCTCCCGCAAAGTATAAAGCAGTTGCCCTCTTGCTCTATATATTTTTTTTGCCAGTCATCTAAAGTTAGCCAAGGTCTAAAAATATCATATCTTATAATCTCTCCGCCATTCTTCAAGCTCGGAGTTAAATCTTTGGATAATTTTGGTAATTTCTCTAAGCTTTCTTTTAAGGGTCTCATTATCAACGTCTTTTTTCATTTTTTGGGTCAAGGAAAGTCTGAGCTGAGCGAAAAAGCTCGTCAAATTTTTCTTGACTTAATTTGAGCTTTTTCCTTAACAGCTCTTTCCGGAAATCGTGCTCGGCTTGCTTAATGTGTTTCATACTCGTCCCTTTCTCAAATTCTATCTCCTCATTAACCATTATACTGAAGTCCTTGTCACAAATCCCTTTATAGGGTTTCTTGCATACTCATCAAGCTCCTCATTTATTTTCTTTAATCTCATATCAATCCTTTTCTTTTCATTTTCTAATTTAACTTTCTGTTCTGTTAGCTCATCTTTCGTCAAATCCTCACTATAATATTTCCTTAGTATTTCATTAACTAATTGGCTTTTATTCTCCTCTCCTTTTAATCTATTAACAACTTCCACGTCAAGGTTAAAAGCTCTCATTAATTTCATTAAATAATCAATAAATCAGACTTTATAAATGTATTGATATATCTATATATTTATAATATACTTATTTATTATTATATTATTATAGTTCCATAGGAAACAGAGGTGGGTGGACCTTCATTTCCTGTGGAGAATGGTGGCTCATTTCTGAGCAGATAGTCCTTAAAAATTTTTGTGTGCCGAAACCGCCCCCCCCCT